AAAGCAGCCGAAAAAAGGCTTCCAGTTGTTACTGACTACATTGCAAAGTGCTTTCTTCGAATAGCAGAAGGCTTATCTCATAAATCAAACTTTGTACGATATACATATCGAGAAGAAATGGTTATGGATGCAGTTGAAAACTGTTTAAAAGCAATAGAAAATTATAATATCGAAGCAGCCACACGTACTGGTAATCCTAACGCCTTTGCGTATTTCACACAGATATCTTGGTATGCTTTCCTTCGTAGGATAGCCAAAGAAAAAAGACAACAAGATATTAAGATGAAATTTATAGCACAATCTACTATCGAAGACTATACCGAGATTGAATCAAGCGGAGTTGCTAATAATGTAGCACAGCACTTTGTTGATACATTGAAGAGTCGTATTGATAGCATTAAGGTAAAAGATACTGAAATGAAAGAGATTGTAAAAATAGAACGTAAGAAACAAAAATCAAAAGCAGTTGCCAATTCCGGTGATTCAGATCTAAGTGAGATCTTAAATTAATGAAAATATGCATATTGAATGATACCCATGCTGGTAATCACAATTCATCTGAAATATTCCTAGACAACGCGGATACCTTTTATAATGAAACTCTCTTCCCATACCTTAATAACAATAATATTACTCACATTGTACACCTTGGCGATTATTTTGATAACCGTAAGTTTATAAACTTTAAAGCATTAAATCGTAATAGACAAAGCTTTTTATCAAAGCTACGTGAATATGGTATTACAATGGATATCATACCAGGTAACCATGATACATTCTTTAAGAATACAAATGATTTGAATAGTTTAAAAGAATTACTTGGTCATTATATGAATGAAGTTAACATTGTTATGAAGCCAACTGTCATGGACTTTGATGGATTTAAAATGGGTTTACTACCATGGATTACAACCGAAAATTATGAAGAGTCAATGACCTTTATTAAAGAATGTAAAGCCGATTGGTTGGGCGCACATCTTGAACTAGATTCATTTGATATGCATAGAGGTATTCAGAATCATGGTGGTATGGATCGCAAAATATTCAGCAAATTTGAAAGAGTATTAACCGGGCATTTTCATACTAAATCAACAATGGATAATATTACATATGTTGGTACTCAATTAGAGCTATCCTGGTCAGATGCACATGATCCAAAGTATTTTCATATACTTGATACAACTACACGAGAGCTTGAACCAGTGCAAAATAATTGCACTTTATTCAAAAAAATTATGTACAATGACTCAGAAATAGATTATAATAGTTATAACGTAAGTGAATGTGATAAGAAGTTTGTTAAGGTAGTTGTAATTAATAAAGCTGACCTATTTACATTTGATAGATTTATTGATAGAATACAAGAGAGACCTATCCATGAATTGAAGATTGCCGAGAACTTTGACGAGTTTTTAGGCGCAAATATTGACGATGATAGCATTTCTGTTGAGGATACGAGTCAACTCCTTGACAGTTATATTGAAGCTGCAGACACTGAATTAGATAAAGATAAGCTAAAGATGTCAATGCGCGAATTACTAATTGAAGCACAGGCCTTAGAAGTTGCATGATAATATTTAAGAAACTAAAATACAAGAACTTTTTATCTACCGGAAATACATTTACAGTCATAGATCTTGCACGAAGCCAATCTACACTTGTTGTAGGAGCAAATGGCTCAGGTAAGTCTACGATGCTAGATGCAATGTCTTTTGCCTTATTTGGCAGACCACACCGAAATATAAACAAACCACAACTTGTGAACACAATAAACAATAAAGAATGTATAGTTGAAATAGAATTTTCTATTGGTAAAGCTAACTTTAGAGTTATGCGTGGGATCAAGCCGAACCTCTTTGAGATATGGAAAGATGATACAATGTTAAATCAGTCTTCTCACTCAAAGGAGTACCAGAAGATTCTCGAACAAAATATCGTTAAACTGAATCATAAATCGTTTCATCAGATTGTTGTGTTGGGAAGTAGCAGTTTTATTCCTTTCATGCAGCTACCAGCACAACATCGTCGTGACGTTATTGAGGATCTTCTGGACATTAATATATTCTCTCAAATGAATAAGATTGTAAGAGATCGCAATACGGTTCTCAGAGAACAGCTAAAAGATCTCACATATAACCTAGATTTTACCAAAGAAAAGATAGAACTACAACGCAAATATATACGTGAGATTGGTGCACTTAATGATGAGAATGCCAAGAATATCACGAAGAAGATTGACGAACAGCATAAACAAATCACAGATATGCAAAAAGATAACTTCATACGCGGTGAAACAATTGCTGGTATACAAAATGATTTAGATGATAACCTATCTAAAACACATAATAAGAAAACCTCGTTAAGTCAATATCAGATGCATTTTAAGCATAAGATTGAGGCTGTTGTAAAAGATTCTAAATTCTATGAGGATAATGAAGTATGCCCTACATGTACACAGGATATATCAGATACTGTACGAGAAGCTAAATTAACAGATTCAAAAGAACAGGCTAAAGTATTACAAGAAGCAGTAGAGAAATCTAAAGAAGAGATGAGTAAGATAAACGATTCTATTGATAAACTCAATGAATTAGCTCAACAAGTACGTGATAATAGTACAGAGATACTTGCCAACAATAAATCAATCAATATGTTGCATAAACAAATATCTACGTTCGAAGATGATATGGCCAAATTAAATGGTAAAGAAAGCGATCAAGTCAAAGCAAATGGTGACTTGGCAACATTACTTGAGAATAAAGAATCATATGTTGAAGAGAAGCTAGTACTCAATGAGACCTATGCATATAATAATGTGATGTATGAGATGCTTAGGGATACAGGTATTAAGACCAAGGTAATTAAAGAATACTTGCCAGTCATTAATAAACTAGTTAATCAGTACTTACAGACACTAGATTTCTTTGTACATTTTAACCTAGATGAATCATTTCAAGAGACAATACGTAGTCGCCATAGAGATTCATTCACATATGATTCGTTCTCTGAAGGTGAGAAGCAGCGTATCGATCTGTCATTACTGTTTGCTTGGCGACAGATTGCAAAGATGAAGAACAGTGTAGCTACAAATCTACTAGTGCTTGATGAAACATTTGATTCATCTCTTGACCATGATGGCGTAGAAAATCTAATGAAGATCTTAGATACTCTTGATACGGATACAAATGTATTTGTTATATCGCATAAGGGTGAGATACTAGACGGCAGATTCAAAGATAAGATTGAATTTAGTAAGAAGAAAAACTTTAGCACGGCTGAAATTAACAGTGTACAACCTTGATAAACCGTGCTATAATTGACGTATATATAAAGGAATGAGTATGAATATATCTGAAAATACAATGCAAATATTAAAGAACTATAGTTCTATTAATCCCAACTTCATTGCAAGAAAAGGCAATGTTATTACTACAATATCTGAAGCAAAGAACATATTATCTTCTTGCTCTGTTGAAGAAGAGTTTGATCAAGATCTAGGTATCTATGATTTAAATGAATTCTTAAATGTACTATCTCTTGTTGATCAACCTAAGCTTCAAATGGAAGAAAAATGGGTTACAATAAGTGATCAAACCGGTCGATCAAAGATAAAGTATTTCTTTACTGATCCTGAAATGTTAACCTCCCCAACAGAGAAGATGATACAAAATGCTAGCTCCATGGATAATTTTGACATTAGTTTTACCCTTGATAATGACACCTTAAATAGAATAAAACGAGCAGCTAGTGCCCTTGGACATACTAGTATGAAAGTAGATACTAAAGAGGCTGGTGGTATTGTACTCATGGTCTTTGACTCTGAAAACCCTACATCGAATACATTCTCTATTGATGTACCTGGTCAGGGCAAAGGAGAAGGCACACACATTATTAATATAAGTAACCTAAAGATCGTTTCCGGAGATTACGATGTAAAGATTTCAAATAAAAATATCTCTAATTTTATACACAAAGAAAAACCTATTCAGTATTGGATTGCACTTGAAAAATAAGGGAAAGAAAATGAAAAACAAAATAAACACAGTTGATGACGCAGTTGAAATTGATGGTATTAGTGTAGAAACACATAATATTTTAAATCCTATTACAGATCTTGCTAATCGAAGTGCACGTAGTACTATAGCAGTTATTGATACGGTTGTACAACGAGGCGGTTTTCGTGGTGAAGAACTATCAACTATTGGACAATTGCGAGATCAATGTGTACAAATTGTAGCACTTGCTGAAACTGAAATACAGAATATGGCACAAGAATAAGTGTACAACTGTTCCGATATATGATATAATATGATTAAACTACTTGAAAATGGAACATAATGAAAAACTTTTTATGGGTCGAAAAATATCGACCAATGACAATATCAGATACTATACTCCCAGCGAGTCTAAAAACTACCTTTGTAAATATGCTTGCTACTGGTGAATTGCAGAATATGCTCTTCACCGGTACGGCAGGTTTAGGTAAGACTACAGTTGCAAAAGCTTTATGTAAGCAACTTAACCTTGATTATATTGTAATCAATGGTTCTGAAGAAGGCAACATAGATACACTCAGAGGCAAGATAAAACAGTTTGCATCTACTGTATCTCTTGAAGGTGGTAAAAAGGTTATCATACTTGATGAAGCTGATTATCTAAACCCACAATCAACACAGCCCGCATTACGCGGATTCATAGAACAATTCAGTGATAACTGCAGATTTATTCTGACTTGTAACTTTAAGAATCGCATCATTGAACCACTTCATTCACGATGTGGCGTATATGAATTTAATACTACAAAGAAACAAATGGCTGGACT